GACTGCGTTGGAGCAGCAAAAGTGGACGCATCCATTTCCTGATCGACACCATATTGCGATCCCAGCATGGAAAACGCCATGTTACAAATCTGGTAATTTAAGGTAATGGTCATTAATCTTCCTCATCATTATCTGCCTTTAACGGTTCGGTCTGGAAATTTTTGTATTTGATTTCCAGGTTGGCATCGCTGATAGTCGGGTTGACCCGGTAGCCAGCTTTGACCATTTCATCAATCATTTGTTCCCGATTGACCGATTTAACCGATTCCTTTTCTTTCTTCTCGATAAGGCTTTGCTTCGTCTCGAAAGACCAGGTTTTTTCGATCTTTTCATAGCCTAATTCCCGCAACCGGTCATCCAAAGCTTCATCCGCAGTCTTAGGCGAGACAGGATCGTTTTTCAACTCGAAAAAATGCTGATTCGGAGCGGTCTCCCCCATAATCTTATCGTTTGGCTTGAATCTTTGTGTGTGTGTAAAAGTCTGTTTCTTGCATATCCATACTTTCTGCATAAATCCTCCTTAAGGGCGGGGTTTTTAGGCCCCGCCTGGTTTAGGGTTAAAAGTTATCAAACCGGATCAAACCGGGCTCTGATGGGTTACATCAATCCAGGCCGAAATCGCACCGGCCGTACCGTTTCCGGTGTTGGCGTAATAACTCAATCCGGCATACCGTTTCAAATCGGCAATGGGCACCAACATTACATAAGTGGTCCCTTTAGCCGCGGCCGTGGGAATTAACACTCTCCAATGCATGGTCCCGCTTTCAACGCCTACGGCAGTATGCGAATAAAAACTGGCATACAAACCGGCGGCATTCCCGGTGTACCCGGTTGAAAGTACCATCACGACCTTCAGCATTCCGTTTTCACCAATATTGGCGTCGATGGAATTACCAAACCCGTCAAGATCCTGGTACCCGCCGGTAAGGTCAATGACATTGGTCGAAATGGTTGCGGTGGAATGGTTAATGATTAAAGTCTGATCCGCGCTAAAAATCAAAGTTGCGTCTCTCATGCTCATTTTAGGTTCCTCCCTTCTTAAGTGATTGGGTCTTCGGTATAGAGAATGGATTCGTCCAGTAAAATAGGCACGCCGTTAAATTGCAGCGGACGTTGCCCGGACAACCCATCGCCCTTATCGAAGGTGTAATAGATATTGGTTTTGTCTTTCGCCATAATCTGCATCTGAGTCCGGACTTTTTTGTTGACCAGGATATAAGCACCGGTGCCACCGTCTTTCAGGTTGTCCAGAATCTCAATAAGCAGGTTAGGATCAAATAGGTTACTTGATCCGGTTGTGGCAATATTCGCCAGACGCCCGATGCAGCGTTCGTCTTCCACGACCAGGCCGCCGTAAAACGAGAAAAAATCCCGGTAAACAGGCAACATGGCTGAGTTGAAAGCTGCGGTCGTGGCGGTTGAAGAATCCACTTTTCCCCGGTCTTCATGCTCCACTCCGAGGGTTTTATGACCACGAGGATAGGCCATCCAGACCTGACCGGCACCGGGTTGAACCACATAAACCGAGGTACAGGCCCCGGCGGTGTCATGACCACATCCCAAAATATTGTTAGTATTCAGGGTGTCCATGCGGACAGCGAGTCCGTAATATTCGGCCGGCGCGGAAGCGTGGTTGCCGTAAAAATTCGTGGCTGCAACTTCCTGGCTCATTGATTCAATAACACGGGTGCATTTTTGATTCCGGTATTGCTGCGGTTCCGGCATTGAATCGCATAAAGCGGCATCCACCTCGAAATATTTATTCAACATTCCGATGACATTCCATTCCTCGATCGTCCGGGGATTGGTGACGCCGACACCTTCATTGAAGGCTCTCCAGCTTCCACCATCTCCCAGGTAGGAGTCTTTAACGGTTTTGTGAGAGAAGGGCGCATTACCTTCAAAAAACGGAAGGATCTGCATAATGCCCATTTTTTTTGCCAATACGTTGATGACCGGAATCAGTCGTCCGTAAGCATCAACATTTTTTGCCATCTCCAATAGAGTCGGTTGTGCATAAGTGGTAAGAGTAGCCATTTTTTAATCTCCTATACTAAGAACCTCTCATGCTTGGGGTATTTTTAAAATCAAGCATTGGATTCCCAGCTTTATCTGTTTTTGTAAATTGATTTCCTGTTCCACCCTGACTCGTAAAACCCGTTCCGAAAGCGGTTTTATCCGAATCCATGGCCTTGCCGATGCCATGAAAAAACTGCAAGAATAAAGGATCGTCCGCTAAATGGGAATCTTTCATAAATTGCGCGAATTTGGCACCTCGTTCTGCTCCAAGAATGCTTTTAGCTCCATTTTCCAAACCACGAATTGCGAGTTCCTTATTGGCGGCATAATCGGTTTTCCATAAATCCTTGAGTGCATTTTCACTCCTGGTTTGACGTTCAACCAAAATGCCTTTAAGTTCTTTCTCTTCTGCGATCCTGGCAGTCATGATTTGGCTATAAAGTGTTGCCGTTGCCTTCTGAGGTAATCCATTTTCAAAGGCCCATTTACGAAAATTTTGAGTTCCTTCTTCATCGTGGTCAAACCATTCGGGGGCTTCGAGTTTATCGAATTGATACTTGTCGGGACTTTCCGGGACTCCCAATTGTTTATTAAAGGTGGCCCGCTCTTCGGGGGTTGCCTTTTCCCCAGGCATGAAAATGGCGTTTTTCAATTTACCATCAGTCTCAATGAATTTATTCCCCAACTCTCCAATTGTTTTAAATTGGAGTAAGGATTGATTTTCCTTGAGAGCATCAGGTAATTGCGCCGACCATGCCGGTCTTTCAACCGCTGAAGCGTTTTGATTGTTCGCTCCTTGATCTCCCGTCCCTTGATTGTTCAGGTTGCCTTCATTGCCTTCTGTCATTAAATTTTCCTCCTTGAGATTTTTTTAAATACACGCGCTTATTGGTTCCGGCCGGTAAGCCCGGCCTTTAACGCATCGTTTCTAATGCTGGGCTGGGCCGGATAACCATTTTTATCAACTACGCAATCTTTCGGCGGGTCCATGGCCATGGATAATTCGCCGCACCAACTTAAAAGTTTTTTGGAAAAATTGCTCAAATACTTTTCTTCTTCTGTTTGAACGGTTTTGAAATAACAAAGTTCCTTTAACAAATCATGGAAAACAGCCTGGCCTTCCTGGGTTTCAAAAAAAACCTTATGATAAAGACTGCGCCAAAAGTTAAAATCCTTTTGGATTACCCATTCCATCTCGTCATTCACTAATTTTTCTACTAATTCAGGTCTCGGCATTATTGTTGGGCCTCAAGGCTTTCGGTTATTTTACCGCCTGTGTATTTATCCGCTTTTGCCATATTCACCGCCGTGGCCGATTCTGTCATCATGGCCTGGGCGCGTTGTTGCTGTTCCTCGGCCTTAGCGCGGGCTATCCGTTTCTCATCGCGTTTTTCTTTCTTTACAATGGCGGAAGCCGGGAAGTTATTGGTGTTTAGAATAAAGGACTGAACCTCGTCAAAATCTATGGCGTCCATCGTTTCCGGCCTGAGCTCCCAGATCAGACGCGATTGTTCGATTCCGGATTGGATGCCACGACCCTGGAAAAGCTTTCTTTGTGCTTGGGCCAGAGGCCCGATAAAATCAACCACGGGTTGCTTATTTCCATAAACTGCCGGCGGCGGCGGTATCCGGCCAGCCTTGCGTTCGATCATGAAGATGTTTTTAAAGGTCTGTTCCAAGTTTTCGTAATTGTATTTCATGATCGGCATACTGATTACAGCCGCTTTTTCACCGGCAAGTTCAATAACCTGGGTCGCCGTCATTGCCTTGCCTTGCATTTGGGCGACGAGCGTAAAAAAATCGACATGAAAATGCTGGCGGATCACTTCTTTGACTTCTTCGCGTTCCTCTCTGGCAACCGGATATTGTATCCCGGTGTTGAATGGCCTTACTATCCTTTCCGGATTTTCATAATAATTCGGGCCGTGCGGTCGCAAATCCACCATACCCTGCATCTCAATCGGCGCGTTATAGGGCGGATCGGCGGCCTTATTGGAAGCCATCAACAAATCCTTGGTCATCATATTGGATTGCATGATATCGACCAAAGCAGCTTCAGCCAATCCGTACCCATAAGGAGTGGTTCCAGTACGGATACGCCAATTTACATACGGGTTGAAAGGGAATCCGGACGTTCGGCATATTTTAATACCTTCCACGCCTTCTGCCTTGGATTGCCACCAAACCGATCTAAAAGGAAATTTGGTATTTAAAATACTGCGCTCATCCTGATCCGGGTTCGGTTCCACTAAATGGCAAAATTCCCATTCCTGATATTCGTCGTTCATGGCCGCGTTGACCAGGCTTGCCGAAAGATTTTTCTCGCCAAACCGTTCAATAGCATCACCGATCTGGATTTTGTCGATAATCAAGGTCGTTGAGGCCCGTCCATGGGCATCCTCCATAATCAAGATTTTCCCGGGATGAAAAATCTTAAATACCGGCAACCCGGTCGATAAATCTTCTTCCATATACGAAGTACAGAATCCCATTGTCGGGGAATACCGCAATTTCAACGCTTCGATCTCATAAAAATTGCTGTTTTCAAAAATCGTGTATAACCGGTTTTCGACAAAATTCATCCAAAGATTAACTTCTTCATTCAGCATCCAGCGCGGATCGGAATCAATTATCCGAAACCAATCCAAGGCCGGACTGATGCTGTACCCGAACCAACCGGAAGCATATAAATCCACGGCAAGCATGGCGTAGCCGTTATACCGTTCTCCTGGCGTATGGCTTCCCTTGGCATCTATGGAATTGATATCCATTTTCTCTAATTCGGGAATGGCAAATGTGATGATATTATCCAGTACGGAAATACGCGGTTTTTTGACTTTCTCCATGTACTTCCGCTTTTCAAGTAACCGTTTTTCCGGACTTTTATTTAATGAATTTTGCATCATTTCTAAACCCTTTTCAGAATATCGCCTCCAAGAAGTTTTTTCTTTTTAACCGTAGCTGTCCCCATCTGTCCCGGAAATAAATCCGTACTGAACGCAGGTGTGGCAGGTGGTAGCGGCCTTATTATTTTAGGAGCAGGTTTGACTGGTTTGACTGGTTCGTTTCCCCTAACTGTGCCGCCGATATTGGCACCCGGATCGGCCTCTCCTCCGTTATTATCCGGTTCTGTGGTTGTCGTCGAAGTTGAAGCGCCCGTTTCATCATCAGCGTTATAGCTTTTCGCCTTTTCTAACAAACCAGTTTCTTCAGCAAGGTCATATAGCGCGCCAGTTATAGCATTACTGTGGACGGCTGCTTTTGCAGCAAATGTCGCTGCTTTCGAAACAACATCCCAAAGCCCGGCCCAAAAACCTTTTTTACCTGTTGTTCCCCCAGCGTAACCGCCGCCAAATCCGGCTGAACTTCCAGGAGTTCCACCGCTCTCGTGTGCCCCTTCGGGTGCATTAAGTCCCATGATTATCCTCCTTGCATCTTTTTGGTCTTAGCTTTTTGCTCTTTAAAAGTCTCGTAATCAACAGGGTCTTCATCATGCAAAGCCCGATCGCTGATATACTTCTTGTATTCTTGCCTTTGCAGCGCGTCCTGGATACTGGTATCCTCGGCGGTTTTTGTTTTTTCAGTCCCGCTCAGTAAATCCCATATTTTGGAGAAGAAACCCTTTTTCTTTTTATCGGCCATAACAATGCTCCTTACTGGATAAACGTGTCTTTGACGTAGTAGCTTACTCCGGATTTATAAGCCGCGACCCAAGTGACGCTGTCTCCGGTGAGGTTAGGCTGACTGGCAATATTCAACCCCGTTGTGCCGGAAGTAGTCTGTATGGTTCCGGTTGCCGGCTTAAACCATGCCGTAGTTGTACCTGAGCTTACCACAAACGTGCATTCCCAACCGTCCATTTGCTCGGTAACGGTAGGCAAAATAATCGTCGCCCCGGATTTAGCCAAA